ACATTGTTGATATTCCAATATCTCTTATAACATTCAGAAATTTTTGGTTTAAGAAAGTGGTTAAACCAAGAAGGGAAAAATATCCTCTATTGCAGTTTATAAGAGATGTTATGAGGGATCTCGTATTTGGTGCAGTTAACTCTGTTTATTATACTGGTAGAGGAAACACAACCAAGAATAAGTTTCAATTAAGAACGGCTTTTATAAGCCTACCCGAGGTAGAAGACGGCAAAGATCCAATCGCTAGATTTTCATTTGATGGAACATCGAACTCCGTGCCAATTCGTTTGGATAAATTTAACGAAAAAAGTCCGCTAAGCTTTATTTCATACAAACAATCCTCAAGCAATAGCTATCATTATCTGGTAGTATTTGCTGAAACAGGCGACAAAGGTCAGTTTACTAGAACAGAGATGGAAAACGCAGGTTATAATTCAAGAAAAGCCTATAACCGAGAAATTTTAAATATTCATACTTTTGGCTTTGGAGAAGATAGAGGGATTTTAAAGAGAGCTAATTTTAGTAAAACAGACCAACCTTATCTAAGGGAGGCGAGATATTTAGAAAGAGGAAATGATCCTTGGATACAATTATCTAATGTATATAACGTAAGCTTAGAGTTATTTGGCGCTCCGTTTTTTTATCCCGGTCATTATATTTACATTAATCCATTTGGTCTTAGTAAGTCTAAGACACCTGCTCTAAGACTTGGAGATCCAGATGCTGGCTATGCCAACAAAAAAGGCGAGCCAACAAATGCTAGTTATGCAAATATTATGGGGATAGGTGGCTACCATATAATTATCGATGTGACTGGATTTCTAGAAGATGGTAAGTATGAAGTACAATTAACTACTAGATACGATAATAGTGGAGACGACACAGTAGAAAGAAGAGGGTTTGGTACTAACGAAGTGAGCAAGTGTCCAACTGATGGTGCAAGTGATGGCTGATAAATTTTTAGCAACCAATAAAATGAACTCTCGTGAACTGTTTCAGAATAGAACAGTTTACATGCAAGAGGCCTTTGTCCCTTCCCCAGCCTCGGTTGTTTCTAATGATATGATTAGAGATTTCTGGTTAGGAGACAGCCTTTACTATGGTAGGCTTGATTTGAACCAAAACTTTGTGTCTCCTAAATCCCAAAAGCTTAAGACTATTCCGAGCACCAAAAATAAAACCATTTATGTTCTTGATTTTGTGGCAGACGCATTCGCAGGTTTAAAAAGAGTAGCTAAGAATAAAATCAATGATGGCTGTCTGCCTTTAGAAAACATGGACGGGACTCCAGAAGCTTACATTGGACCTTTTGAGCCAGAGCGTGGATTCGCCGATTTGTTACAAAACTATAATGCAAATCTAAAAAGTTACTATAAAGTATATAAGGACTCTTTTCTTGCGGAAAAAGGTAACTTTAAGAATGTTTTAGATTTTAATGATTTTATAAATACTTTCTTTAGTTTTATGCTAAACTTACCTAAAAATGGTTATCCTCTCCTTCCCTCTGATCTTTTGGCTTCCCAGTACAGTTCTGTTCTTAATACCGGGCTAGCCATAGATATTTCTCCACTAGATGCCGGGAATGACACTATCAAAGAAGATGACTTCATCAACAACCCAAGAATGAACTTCTATAGAAATGTTGCAAGTGAATATGGTTTTTATATCGATAAGAATGTACCGTGGAGATTAGTAGCGAATTTAGGATCTCCATTGATGAAAGAATACATCCTTCAGAGATTTCCGGGTTACACTGATATACAATCTCTTTTTGATGAATACTACATTCCCTCAACCTCTATAGACTTAGAGACTCTAAAGAATGCTATGTTAGTTTTTTATAATAGATTGGCCGCACAGAGAAGGGGAGAGGTTATTACTAGTTTTGTTAACGGGTGTAGAATTACGAACGTAATAATGCGACCATCAATAACTAGAGAGCAGATGGAACAGGAATATGGAAATGATTTTTGGTTGGAGAAATATGTAATGTTTAGGAATAACAGCAGTTCCCTAGATTATAGTAAAGCTTCGCTGGCCAAAATCATAAAGAACTCGATAGAGCTTGAAAAAGCATTTGACCTGATGAGAGCAACAGAGTATATAGATTATAAGTTTAGGGGCTTGACCTCAGCGCCACGTTCTGTAGCGTATGAGAATCTTGCCTCGTCACTAGAAGATAGTGGGCTTGCTTCGGACGAGAAAAAAGCAGCCATACAGCTGGCGGCTAAATCCGAAAACTTTATTGCTTATTGAGGTAGCATTGTTTTTTCAGACTCTAGACAGCAAGCTCCAGTGTGTTGGAGTTTATAATAATGGAACACTTCTCTTTGGAGAGAATGGGCTTGAGAACGTCGGAGAAGGATCAAAAACTTGGTCCTACGCTTCCTACTTGGAGGGAACTGGTGTTGAATATGCTCATTTTATTTGCGGGTCTGACCTTGATTCTGTTTGCCCCGACCATCTACGGGGTGATTGGGACTACGTAAACAAGAAGTTTCAAGCCTTCTTGCGCTCCCTCATCACAGCGAAGGTCTCTCTTGATGACAATTGCTTTTTTGATTTGGTTCCAGAAAAGTTCCTTATGGATTATTGCTACGTGAAGGACCAAATTTGTCAGTATGTTTTTGAAAATTATGAAAAGCCAGATAACTATGATCACCTCGTGCAATCTGCAGCATTGTTGCACGAGATTGGTTCACAAAAACTAAACCTTAGGTGGTCAAATGTTCGAAACCTTATGCACAAGAAAGACATTCGCGACCAAGTAAACAGGTTGAAGAAGGTGAATCCGTACTGCAGGTACAATCTGTTTGGTACTAAGACAGGAAGGCTAACGACAAGGAAGAACAGCTTTCCGATCCTGACGATGAAGAAGGAGTTGCGTACTATTATCGAGCCAACAAATGACTTTTTTGTTAGCCTTGACTTCAATGGTGCGGAGCTAAGGACTCTATTGGCCCTGAGGGGCTCTGAGCAGCCTCTGGAAGACATTCACGAGTGGAATAAGGTGAATGTGTACCGAAATATTGGAACGCGAGAAGAGGCAAAAAAGCGTCTTTTTTCTTGGCTCTACAATCCTGAATCTGTTGATTATCTATCCGAGCGCTTTTATAATAGAGACGAGCTTGTTAAGAAACATTGGGACGGTTCAGTAGTAAAAACACCTTATGGAAGAGAAATTGAGGTTGACAAGCGTCGTGCGTTGAACTATCTTATCCAAAGTACGACTTCTGACATGGTTCTTGAGCAAGCTTCAAAGTTGAGAGCCATGCTAGCAGGCAAAAAGACAAAGATAGCTTTTATTATTCATGATGAAGTCGTTTTAGATGTTGCCAAGGAAGAGGAGAACATGTTAATCTCTCTCAAGAATAAATTCCAAGCAACGAGATTCGGAAACTTCTTAGTCAACTCAAAAATGTCTTGACATACTCCACCAAAAGAGGTAAATTGCTTAATGAACATTGTTGGTCTAGGGAAAGCTGGGTGTGCTATTGCTTCTTCACTAGAGAAGTATCCACAATACACAGTTTACAAGATTGATGATGAAATTTCTGGAGAAAGATGTTATAGTCTGGGAAGTAAAGATCACCCGGAAGCATATGAAAGTAGTACTCCAGACTTGAAAGAGTTTTTCAAGAATATTGAAGGAGAAGTAACTTTTATTGTTTGTGGAGCGGGCAAAGTTGCTGGTTCAACGCTCGCAATTCTAGAGCAGTTAAAGCATTGTAAGATTACTGTACTGTATATTAAGCCAAATTTGGACTCACTTGAAGATATACAACGTAAAATGCACAGAGTTTGCTTTGGCGTCTTGCAAGAATACGCAAGGTCTGCTGTTCTAGAAAGAATTTATCTTGTTGATAACAATGTTATTGAGAATTTTCTTGACAACCTTCCCATAATCGGATACTTTGAGAAGATAAATGAGCCAATTGTCTGGATCATGCACATGATTAACGTTCTTAGAAACACTGAGCCTGTCATGGGTAAAGTCTTCCAGACCAAAGACACTCATAGAATTAGCACTTTTGGAACTGTTGATTTTCTTGGAGATAAAAAACAAAATCTTTTTTTGCTTGACAATGTGAGAGAGGCAAGTTACTTGTATCTCATCAATGAAAGTGAGCTTAAGTCGAACAATGGCTTACTAAAAAAGATTACTGAACAAGTAAACAGTTTACGTTTTGACAATTGTAGGTCGTCTTATGCGATCTACCCCTCGCAATATGAAGAGAACTATGTTTTCTGCTTATTGCACACACCATACATACAAAAGGAGAAGTGATGACTATTGGATATCTAGCAACCTACACCAAGAAGGATGGCTCTACGCGAAACATTCGTTTCGTTCGGGCATCTGATCTACCAGAGCAGATTGTCACTGCTAACACTAAGGGAAACTTCAGTTCGAAGCGCACTCTTTCTGAAGGCATGGAGCTTGTTTGGGACATTGATAATCGAGGATATCGTACTTTTAATTGGAACACCGTGCAGGGTGACGTAAAGAAGTTCGATTATACGTTTGACATTGGCTGAGTAAAGAAATAAATAGTCTTGGCAGCACGGTAAATCCGTGCTGCCCTAACCCAGCAACATGGAGTATTGGCCATGTTGACTTTAACCAAAACAAATAGGAGAATTAAAAAATGGGTATCAATCTTGACAAGATGCGTTCGCGTCTCTCGGACCTCCAGAACCGAGGTGGTAGTAAGAAGAATGTTTTCTGGAAGCCTCAGGATGGGGAGCAGACAATTCGTATTGTTCCAACAGCTGATGGCGATCCTTTCAAGGATTACTGGTTCCACTATAACTTGGGGAATAACAATGGTTTCCTGAGCCCAAAGAAGAACTTTGGGGAAGCAGATCCTCTTGATGATTTTATTCGTAATCTGTTCAATGAGGGAACAGAAGACTCGATTAAGATGGCAAAGAACCTAATGGCTCGTCAGCGCTTTTTCGCACCAGTATTGGTTCGTGGAGAAGAGAGCATGGGAGTTCGTATCTGGGGCTTTGGTAAGCTGGCTTACCAGCAGCTTCTAGAGCTTTGCCTTAACCCAGAGTATGGAGATATTACTGATATTGAGGACGGAACAGACCTCACGATCAAGTACGGCAAGACTGGTGGAAAGCTCTTCCCAGAGACCACAATCACCCCTCGCCGACGCACATCTCCTCTATGCAATGATGCAATTGGTGGCAGTTCTCGATGCCGTGAGCTTCTTGATAGCATCCCTGATTTTGGCAGTCTTTTCGAGCGTAAGTCTCCTGAAGAAGTTGGCCGTATGCTCGATGAGTGGCTTGAGGGAGAGGCTGATGGCTCTGGTGAGCCAGAGACTGTTAAGTACAATAACAGCGATGAGGTACAGGATTCTGTTTCTAAGTCGTTTGATGAGCTAACTCAAATGAGCGCATAGCTCCCCCCACGCGCAGGGGGGCATGGCGTAAAAGATGCCCCACACATTAAAAAGGAATTTAAATACATGAGTAATATTAGTAATTTTATTATTTTGGCATTATTTGTCGCATTGCCAATTTTCGCTTGTACCCCTGATAAGGATAAGGAGACAGGGGATACCGCAGATACTGAGACGACCACTACCGAGGATAGTGCAGCTGAATTGCCAGTCGAGACAGGCGATACGGGTGACACTGGCTCTACTGACACTGGCTCAACCTCAAGCGAAAGCTAAAGTGACAACCACAGGGGGGCATGGGTAATGGATGCCCCATCAACATAAAGGAAACAAAATAAATGAATATTTCTGATCTAAAGAACAACACCTATTTTCGAATGGGTATGACAGCGCTACTTTCTTTTGCTGTTACCATCTTCCTTATTCAGTACGGAGGTATTGGTATTAGTTCTCAAACACAGCCAGATTCCAGCACAGCTGCTACAGCAAGCACACCTGAGCAGACTGTTGAAGCCGAGGTCACAACAAGCCATGGCGATGAGTTGGAGATCACAGTTGTTGGCGAAAGTAACAATAACTAATTAAAATCAATATACCGCAGGGAGGCACGGGTTTACAGGTGCCTCTTTTTTTTTGGAGGGTAGTATGTCAAAGAAAGCGTCTGCAAAAGCAGGCAAGATTTCAATTAGTAGCATGAGAGAGCTTATTAATAAAAAGGCCGGAATGTCTGTAGCTCACAACTTAACTGAAGACAATCCAACAGAAGTCAAAGAATGGATCCCAACAGGCTCACGTTGGCTAGACTCAATTATCTGCAAAGGCAAGCTAGCTGGTATTCCAGTTGGCAAGGTTGTAGAAATTGCTGGTCTTGAAGCTACTGGCAAGAGCTACATGGCCGCTCAAATTGCAGCAAATGCTCAAAAAATGGGCATTGATGTTGTCTACTTTGATTCAGAATCAGCAATTGACCCTAGCTTTCTTGAACGTACAGGCTGTAACTTAGACAACCTATTGTATATTCAAGCTACGTCAGTTGAGTTTGTACTAGAAACAATTGAGGAACTTTTAGGTTCTGGTGAGAATAAGTGGCTCTTTATTTGGGATTCGCTGGCACTTACACCAGCTATTTCTGATATTGAGGGCGACTTCAATCCTCAGTCAAGCATGGCCGTTAAAGCAAGAATTCTCGCAAAGGCAATGTCAAAGATCACTGTTCCTATTGCGAACAGTCAATCAACTTTTCTCGTACTAAATCAGCTTAAGGCTAACATTACTCGAAATCCAACAGAGGCATTGACAACACCGCTAGTTACTCCCGGTGGTAAGGCGATGATCTATGCTTATTCTCTTAGAATTTGGCTCACTGGAAGAAAGGCAAAGGCTAGCTTTGTAGTAGACGAAAAGGGCTTTAGGATTGGCTCCGAGGTAAAAGTTAAGCTTGAAAAGTCAAGGTTTGGCACTCAGGGTCGCCAGTGTACTTTTAAGATTCTTTGGGGCGATGAAATCGGAGTCCAAGATGAAGAGTCTTGGTTTGAGGCTATCAAGGATCATCTAGATAGGTCTGGTTCGTGGTACACTCTTGTCTACGAAGATGGAACAGAGGAGAAGTTTCAACCTTCGCGCTGGACGGAAGCTCTTGAAAATGATAAGTTCAAGAACCGAGTATTGGAGATTATGGATCGAGAAGTTATCCAGAAATTTGATACTCGTGAAGGAGATGCAAAGTCTTTCTACAGCGTAGACGAGGACGGCGATGACAGCCAAGAAAGCTAAAAGACTACTAGTTATAGATGCCCTAAATATGTATTTTAGGGCATACATAGTAGATCCTTCTTTATCCACCAATGGCCATCCCATCGGTGGAGTTAAAGGCTTTCTTAAAATCTTGCAAAAACTTATAAGAGAAATGTCTCCTGATCAAGTTGTTATTTGTTGGGACGGAGCAGGTGGTTCTCGCAGGAGGAAGTCTAAAAATAAGAACTATAAAGAAGGTCGTTCACCAATTAGATTGAATAGAGATATTCGCTTCATGTCAGAGAGCGAAGAGCATCAAAATAAACTTTGGCAACAAGAAAGGTTGATCGAATACCTAAACAATATGCCCGTTATTCAGCTTGTTTTAGAAGCTGTTGAAGCAGATGATATTATTTCTTATGTTGTTCAAGATCATAAGTATAAAGGCTGGCAAAAAATAATTGTATCAAGTGATAAAGACTTTTTTCAACTTTGTGACTCGGAAACTATTATTTATCGTCCAATCCAAAAACAGCTTATAAATCGTAAAACGCTTTTGGATGAGTATAGGATTCACCCAAACAACTTTGCTCTTGCTAGAGCTATGGTTGGCGACAAGTCAGACAATCTGTCAGGAATTAAGGGTGTAGGTCTTGCGACTGTAGCTAAAAGATTCGAGTTTTTGTCAGAAGAAAAGTCTTATCTCGTTAAAGATATTATTGATTTTTGCGAGTCTACAGAAAGTAGTTTAAAGTTTTTTGAAAGTATTCTGGAAGGCCACAGCTTGATAGCTGAAAATTATCGCTTGATGCAGCTTTATTCTCCTTCAATTTCTCCGCAAGGGAAGATGAAGATACGTTATGCTCTTGATAATTTTGTTCCAGAATTTAACCAGACTGGCACGAAAACTATGATGATTCATGATGGTTTTGGTGTTTGGGATTGTAGTGAACTCTTCGCTTTCTTTAAGCGCGTCGTTACAGATAAAATCGTTTGACGCAGCCAGTCTAGGGCGATATAATTGCTACACTTAAAATGGGGGGATAATCATGTCAGATAAAGCTGACTTTGGGCGCTTTGGCAAGACATTTCAAGAGAGCTTGTGTCAGCTTATCTTGCTTGACAGACCTTTTGCCGATCAAATTTCAGAAGTTCTGGACTTAAATTTTCTAGAACTCAAGTACCTTCAAGTTTTTGTTAAGAAAATTTATGAATATCGTGAAAAGTTTGGAGTTCATCCGACTGCGAAGATCATGATGACAATCTTGAGAACAGAACTTGATAATGAAAATGAAGCTGTTCAAAAGCAAATCAGGGATTTTTTCGCAAGAATCTTTGATGCGGAAGCAGAGGGCACTGAATACGTTAAGTCAACTTCTCTTGATTTTTGCAGGAAGCAAAAGCTTAAGGAAGCAATGCTACATTCTGTTGGCTTACTTCAGACAGCTTCATTTGATGAAATCTCTAAGGTAATTAACGACGCTTTGAAGCTCGGCGCTTCTAATGATTTCGGTTATGATTATCTTAAGGATTTCGAAAAGCGCTTTCAAATTAGAGCAAGAAACCCAATTTCTACAGGCTGGAAGGAAATCGATGCTATTTGTAAGAATGGCCTAGGTAAAGGAGAGCTTGGGGTTGTTATCGCTCCCACTGGAGCAGGTAAATCGATGGTACTCGTGCATCTTGGTACACAAGCTGTTAAGTCAGGTAAAACTGTCTTGCATTATACGCTAGAGCTTTCGGAGACTGTTATCGGCACACGATATGATAGTTGCCTCACAGGTGTTTCCTTGAATGATATTTTCTCCTTTAAGGAGATGATCTATGAAAAGGTAACTGATTTGGATGGAACCCTTATTATCAAAGAATACCCAACAAAGTCAGCCTCCACAAATACACTAAGGGCGCATGTTGAGAAGCTTCGTAATAGGGGCATCCAGCCTGATATGATTATTGTTGATTATGCTGATTTGTTGAGGCCTATTTCTGGTTTGAGGGAGAAAAGACATGAGCTAGAGACTATTTACGAACAGCTGAGAGGTCTTGCCCAAGAGTTTGAGTGCCCTATTTGGACGGCATCTCAAACAAACCGAAGCGGCCTTAATGCTGAAGTGATTACGATGGAGGCCATCTCAGAGGCGTTTAACAAATGTTTTGTTTCCGATTTTATTTTCTCTGTTTCTAGGACAGCTGAAGATAAGGTAGCGAATACGGGACGTATGTTTATTGCCAAAAATAGAAATGGTCCTGATGGCTTGATCTATCCAGTCTTTATGGATACTAGCAACGTAAAGATTAAAGTTCTACCTCAAGTTTCAAGAGAAGAACTAGAGCTTAATATGAAAACACAAGCAGAAAGCTTGAAAGAGAAGTATAAAAAGTACAAGGGGAAGCAACAATGAATTTAGCAGCAGAAATTTTGTCAGATATCACTGTACACATGAAGTATGGTAAGTATAGAGACGATCTTTATCGTCGTGAGACCTTTTCGGAGATCGTAGATCGAAACAAGGCTATGCATGTAAAGAAATATCCTGCGCTTGAAGAAGAAATAAACGCAGCTTATGAGTTTGTCTATGACAAGAAGGTTCTACCTTCTATGCGTTCTATGCAGTTTGGTGGAAAGCCCATTGAGGTTGCTCCAAACCGTGTTTTCAACTGCGCATACATGCCAATTGACGATGTTCGTGCTTTTTCAGAGGCTATGTTCCTTCTTCTTGGCGGTACAGGTGTTGGGTTTTCTGTACAAACTCACCATGTAGAGAAGCTTCCAGAGATTAATAAGCCTAATCTAGGTAGAACCCGACGCTATCTTATTGGTGATTCTATTGAGGGCTGGGCCGATGCTGTAAAGATTCTTATTCTTTCTTATTTTAACGGCACATCCAAGATCCGTTTCGATTTCTCGGACATTAGGCCCAAAGGAAGCAGACTAGTAACATCTGGAGGAAAGGCACCGGGTCCACAGCCTCTCCGTGAGTGTCTTGTTAAGGTTGAGGGCATTCTTGATAGAAAGCAGAATGGTGAAAAGCTAACCCCTATTGAAGTTCATGATATTGTTTGCCACATTGCAGATGCAGTATTGGCAGGTGGTATTCGTCGTGCTGCTCTTATCTCCCTTTTCTCTGCAGACGACGACGAAATGATTGCCGCTAAGTCTGGTAACTGGTGGGAGACAAACCCACAGCGAGGCCGAGCCAATAACTCCGTCGTTCTTATGCGCCACAAGGTCACAAAGGAATTCTTTATGGATCTGTGGGATCGAGTCAAAGCATCTGGTGCTGGCGAGCCGGGCTTTTACTTTACTTACGATAAGGATTGGGGAACTAACCCTTGCTGCGAGATCGCACTTCGTCCCTACCAGTTCTGTAATCTAACCGAGGTCAATGTCTCTAATGTAGAGGACCAACAGGACTATGAGGATCGTGTAAGAGCAGCCGCGTTTATTGGAACGTTGCAGGCTAGTTATACAGATTTCCACTATCTTCGTCCAGTTTGGCAGCGAAACACCGAAAAGGACGCCCTTATTGGCGTCTCAATGACTGGCATTGCTTCAGGCAAAGTCCTAGAGCTAGACATGGAAGCTGCAGCAGAAGTTGTAAAGCAGGAGAATGCTCGTGTTGCAGAGCTTCTTGGTATCAAGCCAGCAGCACGCACAACTTGCGTCAAGCCAGCAGGCACAACCTCTCTAACTCTTGGAACTTCCTCTGGTATCCATGCTTGGCATAACGACTATTATATCCGACGTATTAGAGTTGGCAAGAACGAGGCAATTTATAACTATCTTGCGGAGTTTCACCCAGAGCTAGTAGAAGATGAATATTTCCGTCCACATGACACAGCGGTTATCTCAGCGCCACAGAAGGCACCAGAAGGTGCCATCACACGCTCTGAGAGCGCCCTAGAGATGCTTGAGCGAGTCAAGAGGGTAAGTAGTGAGTGGGTTCGCACGGGCCACAGGAAGGGCCAAAACACGCACAACGTGAGTGCTACTGTAACCATCCGTGATGAAGAGTGGGCTCCGGTTGGAGAGTGGATGTGGGAGAACCGCAAGCACTATAATGGTCTTTCTGTCTTGCCTCACTCTGACCATAGCTATAAGCAGGCTCCATTTGAAGATTGCGATGAGGAAACCTATAATGCACTTATGAATAGTCTTGTCGGGGTTGATCTTACCAATGTTATAGAAGTAGAAGACAATACTGACCTATCAGGAGAGGTTGCTTGTTCGGGCGGATCCTGCGACCTCGTTTGATAAAAAATAACACTTGACTCCTCACCTCACTTGGACTATATTAAAAGAGTGAGGTGAGGAATGAAGTTTAACCACCTTCTCCCCCGCTGGGAGCAGAAACATAAGTGCTCAGAGGGTGGAGAGCATTATTATGTGCCAACCAGCCATGTTGAGGCAACATTTCAACATGTGGCAGTTCGTTTTCGCTGCAGAAAGTGTAGTCGTTTATGCTCTGCCTTTCTGGAGAAGGAAGAGTATGAATTGAACGAAAAGATTATTTATAAATATATTGGAGATTAGAATGAATGCACTTGGCTTAAACGGACACATCGTTGTAGAAATGCTAGAAAAAGATGCAATTGAAGAGCAGACTTTCAAGGTTCTCTTACCAGATGATTTTCAAGAAGTAAGAAGTGAGTTCACTTTTGCAAAGGTTAAGGAACCATCAACAACAACTTTTTCAAAAGGACAAATTATTGTTTTTCCTACTTCTGTGATGCAAGAATTTGTATTTAAGGAGGAAACTTACTATTTAGTGAAAGAAAACTTTATAGTTTGTACGCTACTAGAAGGAGAATAAAGTTATGAACTTTGAGAAGATGTTAAGAAACCTTATCCAAGAGCAACTTGAGGAGAAAACTAGATTTCCTTTGCTGGAATCTCCACAAAGGAATATTACAGAAAATGGTCAGAGTTTTTTGAACGAGTCAGGGTTTTCTCGTGTTAGGCAGATGATGTTGGGCTTAGTCCCTACAATTGAAATGATGGCAATATTAACAGCAGAAAACCCTAATGGACAACAGGCCCCCCCAGAGTTCAATAGAGAGGCGAACGCAAAGCTTGCCCAGAAGCTTCAGTCTCTAAACTATGGTTTTATTCCTATCCAAGGCAAGTTTGGTGGACCAGAAAACTCATTTATTATCCCAAACATGACTCGCCAAGATGCTGTTGACATTGGGAAAGAGTTCGACCAAGAATCAGTGATTTGGGGCAAGAAAATGTCAGAAGACGTTGGAGAGCCATTTTTCCGATTTGAATATATTGAGACCAGTGATCCGTCACCGAGAGATAGCGGCGAGCGAGTACGAGACGTAAGCCTTGGAGGAGCAAAGGCTCAAGAGAGAGAAGACTATTATTCCTTGGTCAAGGGACGAAAGTTTTATATTCCGTTTTTTGATGATGAATATGAGGGAGCGAAGCCCGCAGATGGCGGAAGAAGAATCAGTCTTGCGAAAGATGAGCTACCAGACGATGAGAGAGTCGATGAGCTTGTCAAGAAAATAAATTACCACGTTGGAAAGTCCCTGCAGGAGAGTCGGACACCAAAATCTAGATGGCACCACAGGGGACTTGCAAAAGATTACAGAAGAAGGCTTGATGAGTTGTTAGTTGAAGATTCGAAAGGAGAGTAAGGAACTCCTTGACAGTGGCTGACGGTGTGTTATATTGTTTAAATGAAGAATACAATAACCACCAATAAAGGCCACACTGTCAACCACCCAAACTATTACGGTGGCGAGGACAACGACTTCTTGAAAGAGAATTTTAGTAAAATCATTGGAGACCGTTATGAAAGAGAAAGTTGACCATTTTATCGTGGCAACTAACAAACTATAAGTGCTCTTTAGTTTCTTTGGAACTATTTAGTATAGGAGAGTAAAATGATTGGTGAAACAATAGGTTACTGGACTGTACTAGAGAAAGGAACTAGGCCGTCATACTACGAGTGTGAGTGTGCTTGTGGCACAAGAAAAGAAGTAAGAAAAGACCATCTCAAAAAGAAGGCTTCTAAATCTTGTGGGTGTAAGAAGGATTCTTTTGTGTCTAAAAGCAGGCGCATAAACATAGAAGGGCAAAAGTTTGGTCGCTTGACCGCTGTTTCGTTGAGAGAAGATAATAAGTGGGAATGTCTTTGTGAATGTGGCAACACAGCATATGTGATGGCAGGAACCCTCCGAGCAGGAAAACAAAAGTCCTGTGGGTGTTTGGCCGCAGAGCCTAGGCCACATCGCTCTGGCCCAGCCCACCATAACTGGAACGGCGGGAAAAGACTGATAAATGGTTATGTTTTGGTTTTTGACCCAGAACATCCAAACTCCGACAAGAATGGCTATGTCAGAGAGCATAGAAAAGTAATGAGCGAACATATTGGCCGACCCCTAGTGGATGGAGAAAACGTTCACCACATCAATGGAAATCGCCAAGATAATAGGATAGGCAACCTTGAACTTTGGAATACCTCACAGCCATCTGGCCAGAGGGTAGAAGATAAGGTAGAGTACGCACTGAATATATTAAAGTTATATAAGCCAGAGGTTTTAAAACAATGAAAGAAGTAGTAAATCACCCAAGCCATTATCAGAGTGGCGTATTAGATGAGGACGGAAGTTCAAAATACGAAGCCATCAAAATCATCGAGGCTTATGACCTAAACTTTTCTCTTGGAAACGTCATCAAGTATGTCCTCCGAGCAGGAAAGAAGAGCGACAGCGCCATTGAAGATCTTGAGAAGGCAGCACGCTACATCCAGTTTCAGATCGACTATTTGAGGAGGCAGGAGTGAACAAACAACTCGCAGAAAGAGCAGTAGCCTGTCCCCGGTGGCGATGGCTGCCGGGGATGCGATCAGTCTCGCACGGTGGCCACAGTCGCCGCCTTGACCCGCCGTCCAATGCTAGGGGGCTGCACCCGTGGTGGACGTGGAGTCAAGGCGAGTGCGGGGAAGGGCTGCCCGACCTCTCCGACCCTGCGACCGTCGGCTGCCTTCTGGCGCTGGTGCGGGAGGCTTGGGGCGACCGCTACGTCTACGCCATGCGACTCAATGTCAGGCGTCAAATCTGGGTAGTGCATGTGCCCAGCGACCGGCACAACATCCACGGTGAAGGCGAAACCGAAGCCGAGGCCCTCGTGGCCGCGCTGGAGGCGGCGCCATGAGTGAACCAACATATTTTACCAAATTTGAAATGGAACTTCTTTACGGATCTCTTGATTTCACGCTAAATAATTGGAACTCTTGGCTCACAAAAGATGATCTACCTGACGGGTGGAGCCCCAGAGACGCAGAAGTCGTGATCGAAACACTAGAAGGGCTTAGAGATAAGTTCTACACAGTCTCAGCGCCCTTTTGGGACGAAGAAGAGATCGAAGACGAAGAACTGCCTAACAATGTGCTACATTTTCCGTTTGGAGGGGAAGAATGAAGAAGAATCTATGGAAGTCTATTAAAATTTATGGAGATGGAATTGGACGGGTTGAATTGGTTGATCATATGGGTTCTGACCTCACTATTGTTAATAGTGCCCGCGTTTCTTTCGGAAAACACAAGGAGGAGTTAGATGGGAAAGATAAAAGACTGGTTAACTATTTGGTTAGACACAGGCACACCAGTACGTTCGAGCACAATGTTGCTACTTTCCGTTTTGTGGTTCCACTTTTTGTTAGGTCTCAGCATCACCGTCATCGGACTTGGAGTTATAACGAAATTTCTCGTAGATATACTGATGTGAACATCCAGTTCTACGAGCCCCACGCTTTTAGAACACAACACAAGTCCAACCGACAGGCATCAAACGCCGAAGAGTTGATTAATCCGCAAATTATAACAACCTTTGAAGCCCTACCTGTTTCAAAAATAGTAAAAGATCACCATCAAGCAAGCCTTTCTCTGTATGAAATGCTGATCCATGCAGGCGTTTGCCGGGAACAAGCCCGTGGAGTTCTACCACAGAACCTCTACACCGAGTATTACGGCACAGTCAACCTGAACAATCTTCTAAAGTTCATTGACCTCCGCACGCACGAAGGGGCGCAATGGGAAATTCAAAAGGTCGCCGAGGCTTGCTTGGAGATCGCAGAGCACTTATGGCCTGTTGCGGTTGGCGCTTATCGGAGAGCGAAGAATGAGTGCTCCTAGATATTATCTTGAAGTTGGCTTGACAGGAACTGATTTCAAGTATAGAATGAAGCTGAAGACCAGAGTGGGAGATCACAAAGGCTTGCAACAAGAACTGGACAGATTTTCTGAAGTTGAGACTTGGGAGAAGTATTCAGAAAACTTTGTGAATAACTCTGGAGGTCTAGCAAAGATGGAAAGAGAGTGGAATAGGAACTATGCTAAACTTGTTGGTCACGACCATCACAACGTTAGAGCAGAAGGCTATTGGGAATTAGTGGAGAGCGAAGAATGAAAAGATACTTTGCTAAACCCGACACTTGGTTTAAGGAAGGAACCGAAGCATTCTACGAAGAAGAAATGGTTCCAGTTGGAACTCTATTTGATGAAGACGGCATTTCACATGGGTCAGCAATCTACCGAGGAACTTATGTTATTGGCCCAAATGAGGGTTGCGACACCTATTGGCACAGCAAAGGCTATAAAGAAGGCGACGAAGTTGAGATAAGAGAGCACTGCTGTAATAGCGAGTTCTATGTTGTGGAGAGCGAAGAATGAAAGTC